TGGTGGTAAACCACCCGTAGTGACTAAAGTGTGCAGCAATTGTGGAAAATTGCACGCCGGAAGTTGCCCTTATGATGAACATATGAGGCTCTTACCAGGTAGAGAACACCCAGGAACCAATGACAGAGAAACCAAAACTTGTCACAAGTGTGGTAAACCTGGACACTTCGCAAAACAATGTAAAAGTGCGAACGGAGGAAACCGCAGAACCTGGAATTCCAAAGAAATAGGGAATTCGGTGCGCGATGAGGACGCGAAAGTCCGGGGTGCCATGGACGCTGCGAAAGAGATTTCGTCGGAGGTGCCCGAGCTCGAAAGTCGAATCAAGGAATTAGAGGCCGAGCTAGCTGGTAAAGAGGAGAAAGATAAAGATTGTGCGCAGGAGGCCGAGGACGAAGAGATACAGACATTGAGAGATAAACTCAATGTCGGCGGCTTCCGGGTGAAATGGAGGGAATCAAACGGAGATTCTCCTTTCACCTTTCGCGGATTGGCATTGGCGGGAGTAACGGCTGCGGTCGGAGGCTCTGCCTTTTGCTACTTCATGGAGGTGTATTCAGTGACACGCAGGTTGCTGGACCTCCCAATCATGTTGCTGGCTAGTCCTTTGATTTCCAGCAACATCACGGGTTTATCTTTGGGCAAATCCATATTCCAAGGTTGTATATATGGTGCAACAACAGTTGGTCTGATGGTCGGAGTAGATTATTATTATAGTGCTTTCAAAGGGTTGAGAACTTTTTGGGCAGGCGGAGTATTTACTGATCGCCGCAAGAAGCCTATAAAGAGAGAAATCTCTTTCCTCCGTTGGGGTCCTAAGTGTGGCAGAGATCGCCGCCCAGACTACGCGAAAGTTGTCGAGGGCGAGCATGATCCGCTATTAGCAGTGGTAGAATATAAGAAAACCCAAGGCTGGAGCGTCAAGACCAGTACTAGGATGGTATCCATGGAAATACTTTCCCAAATTGCGCATCACGCGAACATGACTCACATGGTGTCGGACGAGATTAGCGCGATTAAATTAGATCAAGCGGCAGGCAAAATTGCAACAGTGAAATTTAGCCGCTATTCAGCCCACCTTACAGCTGAGAATATTGTCTCAGAGACCGCCCGCTTAGCTCACGCAGTGAGGATGGCTCAGCTGTACCGCCTGGAAAGGGATGATCTGCCTTTTTACAGGCCCAGCAGTCAGTGAGGAGGATGTATTGCTACGGCTATAGATATGGCGAAGTTCCATTGCCTAAACTTGGAATCGTCAAAGAAGATGCGACCTGGGAGATAAGAGAAGGTCAAGATCTTGCCTATAGGCCGCCGGCCTTGGTGGACATGGGTCCCCATGTGCTGGGAGTAGCAGTACCCACCCCGGATAAGACCGACCGGGATACTATGATTGCTGGGAGCAGAAAGAGGATAGCGGCTAATCCTCCCACACCTGAAGATGAGCTTCTCCAAGAGCTCACTGACTTCGTGAACAGGTGGTGCGTAAAGAACCTCACCCCGTTGCGTCCTGATTCAGACACTTCGGTAGAAAATTGGTTAGAGGGATCGAAGTACCCAGAATGGCGCAAGAAACAACTACTGAATAAGTGGAAGAACGTCAGGTCCATCTGGGACAAAAAAGTGTACCTTAGGTGTAAGTGCTTCATGAAAGATGAATCCTACGCGGCTCCGGAATGGAAGCACGCGCGGGGAATATTTAGTCGTTCCGACGAGTACAAGTGTGCCGTCGGACCCATATTCCATCTGATTGAGCAGGAGCTCTTTAAACACCCTGCATTCATAAAATATGTGCCAGTTGCTGAACGGGCCAAATACATTATGGAGAGGATCTATAGGGAGGGCGCGACGTATATTGCTACAGATTATACGACGTT